TTGAAAGGTATTTGAATTTACAATCACTATAATATGATTATCTTCAATCTTATGGTTTACTCTTGTAGTACCATCATAACTAGCAACTAACTGGTTATCCTTTGCATCTTTATAAGTAAATTTAAACTGGATATCTTTTGGGTCAATCAATACTCTTTTGGTCTCCCCATTTTCTTCCTGTTTTGCATATAAACCTACTTTAATTTTAAAATCTGCCCAGTATGGTTGTGGTTGTATTTGATTTTCCATATCAAATTATTTCATAAACTTTTCTACCATTTGTATTCCTTATTATGGATTGTTTTCCAGAACTTATTATGGTAGTATCTGATACATAAGATTGTAAAATATCTTCATTCTCTTGTGGGTCTTCTCTATCTAATATGATAAAGAATAAAAGGGCTTCATCTGAAGCTTGTGCAACTTGGGTATCCCCAGATGGTTTATATACCTTTCCATTTAATACAAACCTATCTTCGGACCAATTAAAATCCCAATACCCATATTTATTCAACAAACTGTTTTCCCTTAAAAGGTTAGCAGAAATATATAAAACCAAATTACCATTATCTAGTTCACCAGAAATGGAATTTCTTCCAGATGATGCCCAGGTTTTAATAAAATTATATTGGAATAACCCTTCTAATTGATAAGGTACATATTTAACTCCAACATCTTCACCAAAAGCCAATGGTTGGTTTATTTTTCTTAACCATAGAAATGGTTGTTTACCAGCATCTACATCTATGAAGTTATTTATTATGGATTTATATTTATCCCAATCTTTTTGGGACATTCTGCTAATTTTTGGCATATTACCTTAATACTTCTAATGGGTCTGGACCATCCAATAATCTTGGTTTCCTTCTGTTTACCACTCTTGGTACTACAACCCTAGTTTGGTTTTCACAGATTGGTAGATATATATCTAACCTTCCTGCTAGCATACATAAATTTTGTTTCAGTATATCTATGAAACCACCAGGTTGAGTTGCTTTGGTTATGTTTGATATAAAATCTTTTTCAGATTCTGTATCATTAAAATATTCTACTTCTGTTGGTCCAGTTACAATCTTTTTTATTGAACCTCCAGATGCAGAGGATGTATCTGATGAGGAACCAGAACTTTGGGAAGAATATTCCCCCCCACATTCTGAACCTTGTGAATTATCTTTTATAATGGTTTGAGAAGTAGCATTGATTACATTTTGAATGTTTAATATCATATAATCATAAGCAGCCAATTCCATTATTAATTGATTTTCTAGAGCTTCATAATAAAGTTCATTATTAAAATCTTCTACTGGAATTTCATGATTTACTAGTGGCTGAATATATAATTGCCATTTCTCAATAAATTGTTGTTTAACACTTGATGGTACCTTTCCAAATATTGAATAAGGTATATAAGTATTAATCAACACATATATACTGTTTGATAAATGGGTTTTTACTTTATCAGATATCAAAACAGTTTTTGTTACCTTTTCTACTGGTCTATTATTGGAATCAACAATTGACATTGAAACCCTATAAAAACCCATTCTCTGATATTCATGTGTAGGGTTCAATTCAGTTGAAGTTTCCCCATCACCAAAGTCCCAGGAGTAGGTATACTCATCTGGGACTTCATATGATAGGTTTGTAAAATTTGATTTTAACCCTACAGTGTTGAATATAAAATCAACTACCATAGTTTATTTTTTTTTAATCTTCTGAAGGTTCTTCATCTTCTTCCATTAAAGCTTCAACAATAGATAATTTAGTATCTTCATCTGTTACTTCAATATCAAAAGAAGCTGCCATTGTTTTTAGGGTTTCCAAATTGAAAGCTTTGGCAATTTTTTCACTGGTCATACC